AGTGTTCATATGATAAATAGCGGCCAAGAAACACATATAGCCTCAAGAGAAATTGATAAAATTATTGCGGAATATACAGAGACTGAATTAAAAGATGTCGTGTTAGAGTCTCGCGTAGTTGATAGAGATAAGTTTCTAATAATGCACTTACCTGATTACACTTTGATTTATAACCACACTATCGGTAGAAAGTTAGGACCCGACTTAGCATGGTCATACGTTAAGTCAGGTGTTGATACTGATGAGCCGTGGAGAGCTAAGTTCGGAGTATTTGACCCAAGAGCTACCAAGTGGATTTATGGGGATATGCTAGAAAACAAGCTAGGCTATCTCAATCAGGAAGTCGCTAGTCAGTATGGTGAGCAAGTGGAATGTATTGCTTATACGCCAATTATCTCAGGCACTGAAACACTATCAATGAACTGGTTTGAAATTAATACAATACCAGGCTTTGTTACAACTGATATGACTTGCGCTCATTCATTTAGTCAAAACGGTGTAACTTTTGAGCAAGAATATTCAACGTTAATATCTGAGAAAAATAATTATAATACTCGCTTTAGGGTGAGGGATATTTATTATGTTAGGTATGAATTTAGCATGAAGTTTAGATTTGTATCACTGAATAAAATGGCATTCTCAAGCTTAAGGTTAGATATATCATGACCACTAGGCAGATACTAGAAAGCTATAACGATATTAGACAAGGACTATGCAGCCATGAAAGACGATATAAACACAATTGAAAAACGAGTACCAGAGTTATTTGTACTGGCTGGCTATGGTGGTATAGCGGTTAGCTCTTTGACTAATTTAGGTACTATTGATTCAACCTTTCAAAATATTACAGGCTACGATGTAGATTTAATAGCTACACCTAGACTGGTTACTTATGATAAAGCTAACGATGGTATTATCGTTGATGCGGAGGGTGTTTGGGAGTTTAGCCTTAGAGCAACGATTTCATTTGATAGCACTAACGCTGGCAGGGAAATTAAATTAAGAACATTTAACGCCACAACATCAACCGCTGGACTTGAATTTACTTTCTTTGCAGGAAGAAACCAAGACGGTATAAATTTAATTGAAACTATCGCTTTAGAAATATCATCGTCAGGTGTTGGTGATTTGATCCAATTGCAAATAGGAAGCACAACAGATACATTCACTAACTCTGATATAATTAACGCAACTTATCAAGTGAAGCACATATCTGAATTGAAAGGCGAATTGTGATAAAATGGCTACAATAGATTTTATTTATAACTACGGTAATAGATAACTGATGTTTTTTGTTTACGATGGCGACAGTATGGGAATACCAACCAATGATAAACATGTTATTTTTAGGTGGAACAATCCAGATTGCAAAGTGATATTTTCTGTATGTAAAAGAGGTGTCGCGGCTAGTTGTCATGTTGCCAGTGATAAGAAAGGTTTAAAGTTATTAAAGCAAGCGTGTAATGATTTTTTTGATTTTGTTATGAATGAATTTGAATGGTGTGAACGTGTAATTGTTGCAGTTAAAAAGCCTAGCATTTGCCGTTTAGTTGAAAAGATAGGGTTTGAATTGCTTGGTCATGCTGATGATTCTAGCTTATATATGAGGGTTAAGTAATGGGTGCTACGTTAGGTAAATTTACAGACTGGACCGGTATCACAAATATCGAAGGCGAAAAGAAAGCCGGTAAAGAGTCCAGACGAATAGGTGAAGAACAAGCACAGAAACAAGAGGCTGCTGTTGATTATCTTCGTGGTCTTGATGAATTACCACAACAATTAAGACAAGGCGCCATGCAGCAGTATGGTGGCTTATATGGTATTGGTGATGACTCAGCAGGGGCGTTAGATCAATTAAAAATGTCTCCTATCTATCAGGGGATAATGGGTACTCAGTTGCAAGGCGAGGAATCTATACTTAGAAACCAAGCGGCTACTGGTGGATTAAGAACCGGCAACACTCAACAAGCCTTAGCTCAATATAGCGGTAACTTAGAAAACCAAGCACTCATGCAAACTATGGGTGGGCTTCAAGGCTTAATGCAAACACCAACTTATGCAGAAAATATTTATCAAGGCATGGGTGGAGTAGCACAAACACAAGCACAAGCTCAACTAGCAGAACAAGCCGGTGTACTTGCAGGCGCTAATCAATTAAGAAACTTCGCACAGAACGAGCGTCAATATGGTCACGAAGTAGGAATGTCATTCTTAGGTGGTGGCTCTAGTGGAGGCGGTGGAGGCGGTGGTGGTATGTTTTCAGACGAAGCACTTAAAGATAATATATCAAAAACTGGCGTTGAAAATGGCTACAATACTTATAAATGGACTTGGAACGATATAGCTAAATCTCTTGGCCTTACTGGTGATGCTTACGGTGTACTTGCTCATGAAGTTGAGAAAGATACACCTAATGCAGTATCAATGAAGAACGGCTTTAAATTTGTTAATTACGATATGGTAGGTGTTCAACATGGCTAACCCATTTATTTTAGGTCAATATTTACCACAAGAAACTTTTAGAGGTCGCGGTGGCGCTCTTGGTGGAATGGGTTTTACTATTGCCAATAAAAACGCAGCACAAGCAAGAGATGCTGAAATGCAAGCGGATTTTAAGTCTGTTATGGACTCTAAAGACCCAAGGCAAATGGCTGACTTCTCAATGAGATATCCAGAAGCCTCACAACAAGCACAAGAATCATTTGGTATTGCTAACGAGCAAACTCGCGGCATGGCTACATCTGGTTATGGTAAAGCATTGCAATCTGGCAATGAAGCATCAGCCGCTAAAATGCTAAACCTGTATGCTGATCAAGTTGAAGCTGCTGGCGGTAATCCTGTAAATATGCGCCAAGATGCTGCTGGGTTAATTGATGGCACAATGAGTATGAACGACCTAGAAATGGGTGTCGCCATGACTGAGCCGGAATTGTGGGGTAGAGTTAACAAGTTTAACGAGTCTAAAAAGACTGGTAAAGATAAGCAATTATCAGCAGAGGCTTTAGCATTCAACGATTTAATCAAAGATTTTACACCTAAAGAGCAGCAATTAGCTAGGCGAGTAAAGGCAGGTTTAAAAGGTAGAGCAGTAAGTAACGCTATATTTACTGGAATAGGCGAGGGAACTATTGATAGTTATGCTGATGCACAAGCCAAGATAAAGCAAGCTACTAAATTTGCAGAGGCAACAGGTGCAAGCAGGGCTAAACTAATAGATAAAGGTTTTGAAAAGCTAGTCAAAATAGACCAATCAACTAGGAATATCGACAAGGCTATCAAGGTAATTAATTCTGGTGCTGGTGTTGGTGTATTCGAGAAGATGTGGCCTTCAATTACTGCCGCATCAGTTGAGTTAGATAATATCCGTGGAGAAATGGCTTTAGATGTTGTTGGTGCTGTCACTTTTGGCGCACTATCTAAGGGTGAGTTAGATCTAGCTAAAGATGTTGCATTGCCTACAGGGTTGGATAATGACGAATTGGTTGATTATCTTAATCGCAAAAAAGCAGCACAAACTAAGCTTCGTGATTATTATTACGAGCAGATACAATTTTTAGATCAAGGCGGCACTGTTGCAGGGTTCTTGCGGAGCAAAGAGAGTAATCAAGCTCAAGCAGTTGAGCAACCACAACAACAAGCGCCAGATGCAGCTATTCAGATGTTAATTCAAAACCCTGATTTTGCCGAGCAATTCAAAGCTAAATTTGGTTACTTACCAGAGGGTACTTAAATGGCTAATGTATTTGATCAATTCGATACACAGCAAGCACAATCAAGTAATGTATTTGACCAGTTTGACGGGCAAGTCAGTAACGTGTCTGCTGGTAACATTGACGTACCTGGTGGCGGCCAAGTATCACAAGCAGCACCAACAGATAGAAGTTTAGGCGAAGTGGCTCAAGGTGTCGGTGAAGCAGCACTAACAACCGTAACCGGTGCGACTGGTGGAGCATTAGGCTTTATGGGTGGTACAGTTGAAGGTATAGCTAAAAATCTAATGGGTGATATAACTCAAGAAGAAGCTATGCAATTAGCACAACAAAGAGCATCACAATTAACCTATGAACCATCAGGCGAAGCAGGTAAAGAATACGTTGGCGCTATCGGTGAAACTCTAGGTGTATTACCCCCTGTTGGCTTAACTGGTGGTGTAATGCCTAAATTCAAGATGCCAAATAGCCCATTAGGTAAAAAGATGGCTGAAACTGGCAGCGAGAGAGTTAAAAAGAATTTCACTAAAAAATTAGGTGAAGATAGATTTACGTCTCAAACTTTTGGAATGGTAAAGGAAGCTAGAAAACAAGGCTTTGATGATGGTATGACAACCATGATCGCAAACTCTCCTGCTGTAGATAAAGCAAAGTTTGGCAAGATGGTTAAAGTTATGGAAAGTGTTGAGGGCAAGCCATTAGAGCAGCAAAGGTATAGACCTGCTGATGTTGCTGGTGACTCTCTATTACAAGACGTTAACCTTTTACGATCTGAAAATAAGAAAGCCGGTAGTGATTTAGGTGAAATAGCCAAGGATTTAAAGGGAGAGCCTGTTGATGTTTCAGGGCCAACTAATAAGTTTTTTGACGACTTAGGAGAGATAGGTGTCAAGTTGGATGAAGATGGTAAGTTAGATTTTACCGATTCATTGATTGAATTTAGCACTCCAGCAAAAACCCTTATTAGCAATACATTAACCAAGATACAAAGAAGGCCAACCCCTGATGCTTTAGAGGCTCACAAATTTAAAAAGTTTCTTGATGAAGATTTGAGTCACGGAAAGAAACAAGAGGGCGGAGTATCTGGTGCGGTAGAAAAAGTATTAGGTGATTACCGCAAAGGCATCAACGAAGCCATAGGTGAAGATTATCCTATGTACAAAGATGCAAACAGAAGATTCTCTGAAACAATAACTGTATTAAATGAACTTGGTGATGTTGTTGGTAAAAAATTAAATATGACAGGCCCTAATGCAGATAAGGCGTTTGGCGTTGCATTAAGAGGGTTGATGAATAATACAAAAGGCCGAGCTAACTTAATTACTTCAGTTGTAACCTCTGCGTATCTAGCAAGCTTAAAGGTATTTTCTAAAGTTTGTATTTGATTACCGTTAGCCAAATCAATGACGTTTTCACCATCTGCCGTTAATGGCTGACCTAATACTGTCAAATATTTGGCACCACCTAGTTTATCTTGTGCAGCTATACCACCGTTAATCGTTATAGTGTCACCATCTTGCAAGTTAGCAGCAACAGCAACGGCTATATCTT